TTGAGCGGTTCTGGCTTTGACGGTTCTGGCTTTGGTTCCCTTATTTCTTTATAGATGGTTTTGGTTTTCTTTTCGCCTGTCTCAAACTGCTTCTTCTGTTCCTCAGTGCCTTCCTTCTGTATTACTCTTGCGTATTGGATGGTCTTAGGCGATACTCCGGCTACTTTGGCAAGTTCTTTGTCTGTGTGAATAGGTTGCAAGTTTGGCGCTGGCGCTGAACTTGCTCCGGGCTGATTCCCTTTTCGTATCCGTTCGTTTTCTTTTGCCCTTGCCTTTATAACATCTTCCAATTTCAATGCCAATGACGCACGCTGGTTTATGGAAATGTTCCTCCTGCCGAATTGATTCCGGATAATCCACTCTTTTGCATCCTCTCTGCTGTCAAAATGCCAACACTTCACCTTGAATGGTATATTGTTTTTCTGGCATATAGCATAACGGTTATGTCCATCAACTATAGTGCCTTCCCATACCAATAGTTCATACAGACAACCGTCATGGATGACATTTTCTTCAAGCTGTCTGTATTCATCTGCTGTGAGCGGTGGAATAAGATTCTTAAACTCTTCGTCAATCTTGAGTTGCATTATTAGCGTTCCTCCTATTTAGGAAAATAAAATAAAGTTGAACATGCATTTCTGGAGCATGGGTTATGCTAAGTGCTTTATCCTCAACTCTTTAATAATCCCGGTATAAATCTCCTTGAGCCTCTTGTCCTCTTCGATACAGTCAAGCTTGCAGTATTCCTTTTGGGCTGTCTTTGTCGCTCCTGCATCCTCCAAACGCTTCTTACCATTCCGCAGTCTTGTTGATAAGTCCGCTCCAGCTTTTTCCTCAAGCAGTTTATAGCTGTCTGACCTCAAATCCTCATGGTTCTGCCCTTTGTTGCCAAGCCTTATGCCGATTTCGCCTAGGCTGGCATTAACCCACTTGCGCCATTGGTCTTTTGGCAGTTCTGCCATAGTGTCCTTGATGGTTTGAGTAGTAGATTCAAGCCGCTCAACCTTTGCTTCAAGCTTTGAAGCTGCTGCAAGCAGGTGCGTTACCATTTGCAGTTCAGGAGAGAGACGGGAAACGTCGATTTGATTTTCTTTTAACTTAAAATAGGTTTCCTCAAGTTCATCAAATCGTTTCCACGCCATATCGGTATCAAGTATCTTGCAATGACGTGACGCACCCTTTTCCGTCCATAAGAAAAGAGATGGAGCATACTTCAAAGGTTCTGGAATATCATTCAGAGACCTCTTGAAAGCCTGCAATTCATCACCTTTCAGAACGTGGTAGTGTTCGCCTTCGATAAAACGCGATTCATTGTTTGAATAATTCTTGTGAATATTGTTGGTCTCTGTCTCATAGATTTCTGCCAACTGTTGAGTTGTCAACACCCGCTGTGATTTGTGTTCGATTGGTATTAGGTTATTCATAGCGTTTCCTCCCTGCTAATGTTCACGCTGGCTTCTTCTGAGCCTGCCTTTTGATTACATGCTCAATAGCCTCTTCTTTGGTGATTACTTTGCCGTTTATTGAATAGACAACAGATGTAATGATTTTCATAGTGCTTCCTCTTTGTCAACAATTGTTGACATCCAATCAAAAAAAATCCTGTCTGCGGAAATGTCTTTTTCTCCACGACCTTTAAAATAGTTAAGAATTGCTTTGCATTCAGACAAAGAAAAACCTACTATATTATTCATTTTAAGATTTGTTGAACTTTCCGACTTGTTTATAATTTTCGCCAAGTCTGCGAATGTCATGTTGTATTTGGCTAGAAGACCTCTTAAATCAGGAAATGACTTTAATATTTCACTCACATTAGCACCCCCTTTTCTATCTATGTGCTGTCAACAATAGTTGACATTTCTTATTATAAACACCTCCCAAATGAAAGTCAATAGGTAAAACACAATTATTTTCATTATTTAAAAGAAAATACTTGCATTTCGTCAACAATCGTGTACAATGATAAAAGAATATTGTAGGAGAGTGTTGCATGAAAGATTTAGAAATTAACAAGGCATTTGCCAAAAACCTAAAAGCTTTACGAGATCAACGTAATTTATCATTAAGAATACTTGCTGAAGAAATCGGCATTTCGTACCAAGCATTGGACTATTACGAAAACTGTCAGCGTGACCCTTCCATTACGATAGTTAAAAAGATAGCTGATTATTTCGGTAAGACCGTAGATGAAATGATAGGGGAATGATACTGTGAAAGCTGCTTTGTATATCCGTGTTTCAACGGAAGAACAGGTAGAAGGGTTTTCTTTACAGGCTCAAAGAGACGCTTTAGCTGAATATTGCAAAAAGAACAATATTGAGGTTTTCGATATTTACGCAGATGAAGGCGTTTCGGGGCAAAAAGAAAACCGACCGCAATTTCAAAGAATGCTTGTAGATGCAGAAAATAAAATGTTCAACATTATTCTTGTCCATAAATATGATAGGTTTGCAAGGAAAGTTGAATTATCCCAGAGAATAAAAAACCAACTCAAAAAATCAAGCATAAATGTTATAAGCATTACTGAACCCATAGAGGATTCGCCTATGGGCTTTTTTGTGTCAGGGTTGCATGAACTACTAGCCGAATATTACGTCCGGAATCTTTCGCAGGAAGTGCAAAAAGGAATGAGAAAAAGAGTAAGTCAAGGGTTGCATAATGGATCTGTGCCATATGGGTATAGAATCGACAAGATTACAGGCAATATAATTGTAAATGATGAGCAGACACTGATAGTAAGGAAGATATTTGAAATGTACAACGACGGATACGGCTCTGTACAAATTGCAAACTGGTTAAATGATAATGGAATATCACCAGCGATTCCTGGGGCGCACTGGAACCATTATGCTATTTTATATATCTTAAAAAATGTAAAATATATAGGGTACATAAAACATGCAGGAGAAATTTACCAGGGTATACACGTTCCTATAGTTAGTAGGGAAACTTTTGATTTGGCTCAACGGTATTTGTTTGATAGATATATACCAAGAGAACCTAAAGGCAAAAACACCACAAAATACATGCTGCTAGGGCTTTTAAGATGCGGGGTGTGCGGTAAAAGAATGATAATAGATGTATCTCAACGGTACTCTAAGGATAGGAGTAAAAAATCATACTACTATTATTATATTTGCACAGGGAACAAGCACCGCGAAACCATCAATCGCTGCACCCACAGTAAACGTTATCCTGTTGAAATGTTTGAAAACGAAACAATTGAACATCTAAAAGATTTGCTGGAAGCACAAATGCCGCTGGAAGCTTCAAACAGAGTTGACCCCGATTTAATTAAATCAACTCAAATAAGGAAATACGAAGATGAACTTTTAAGAGCAGAAGCCGCCTACCTTGCTGGTGTAGATGACTTAATTACTTATGCAAAAAATAAGAAGAATATTGAAAACAAAATACTTGCAACTAAGTCTACACCAGAGATAAAAACCGACATTAAAGAACAGCTTGCGAATGCTCTTGAAGAAATCAATTGCGAAGTGGACCCATGTAAAAAAAGATTAATTTTAGGTAGACATATCAATTCAATATTTATATACCCTGGGGGAAAATTAAGCGTCAATCTCATTGTGTAAAGCGTGTGTTTTACCGTTGTATCGCTTCACCCATTTGGCGTAAATACACACAGTTTTACTATAATAGCATAGCAATCCTTATTAAATTATTTTCCTGCCGAATAGATATAGATTCGTACTCCATAAATATTTTGTATGCTTCGGGGCTCATGATGCTTTTTAGCGATTTGTCAAGTTTGATGAGTTTTTTATTAAGCTCTTTGTGAGTATCATCATTCGCTGTTATTTCTTCGCACCTCTTTTGTAAGAACTCCTGGAATGCCTGGCTCTTTAAAATGTCACTCATACTTGCATTCTCCTTACAATTATTTCCGTGTATTTTTTATTATACACTTGTCCGCAAAGTTCTGCAACGTAAAATAATCGACAAACCGCACATATTTTGTCGAATACTGCACAGTAGGTACAAAATAGGAAGAAGGAACTATTCCAAATGGAGTAGGTATTGCATAGTGTAAA